TGAAAAGTTCAATGAGTATTCATACAATGCCACACACAGCGCCAATGGTGCTTACACGATTGATTGGGCAAATGGAAACTTACAGACTGTGACATTGGGTGCGAACATCACAGGATTCACAATGAGCAACTTCCCAACAAGCACCAAACAGTCAGTGGGTATCACACTTTACCTGGTGCAGGATGGCACAGGTTCGCGTGGTATGACATTCACAGCGTCAGGTGGTGAGACATTCAAGTTTGCCAACGGTGTCACAACCAGTTCAGTAAGTAGTGCTAATGACATCCAAACAGTTTACATATTTTCAAGATACACAGGATCAGCAAACATCTACTACTGGACATTGGGTCCTGTTTATAGTTAAGGAGGACGAATGACCTTTCCAGGAGCAGGCAGAGCAGTTCTAATAGGCGGCTCACTAGGTGGCGGCACAGGCAGAACCAATGACTGGAGCACCTACGATGCCACACAGGACAGCGCCTGGCAACAATGGGTTGATGACACCTCAACCGCGATATCAAGTTCAACAGATGTCACCGCCACTCCAATGAACGCACACGGCCTTGGTGGTGGCGAGGGAGTGTTGGTGATCACAGACGGGTCAGTTAACAAGGTTGCACTTTTCAAAGCAGACACTGATGATGCCACGGCAGGACAATTTACAATTATAGGAAGCCACGCAAACACAGGCACGATGCGTGTGTTTGGCACAACAATTTTATTGACAGGCACAGATGACAACGGAAGCATCGTGACCTACACACACGCCGCAGGTGCACTCACCGGTGGCACCAAGATAAGTGGACTACACACATTCTATCATCACGACAGCACTTACACACCTGCACACGAAGGCGTTGGAGTGACCCTGTCCGTGGACTTCCCTTGGACACACGATTACAATATGTCAGGTGGCGCAGGTTACACTGATGGATCAGGTTACTGGTCAGCAAACAGGAAGACCAATTGGTTGCAGGTGTGGGCGATGAATCCTGAACCAAATCCGAGCAGTCCGAGCACTGACAGGAACTGGCAATATTTCACACCTTATCGAGTGAACAACGTCAATGACCTTGTTAGCTCACCCAGTTCAGCATTGACAGGTTTCAATGGACACACCATTGGACACACGGAGGCCAGCAATGGTGCAAATTATAATGTTAACAACAACAGGATGCAGACACAAAAGTCGGGTGGCGGCGCCCTTTTTGGTGGAACTCTTAAAGTAGAACCAAAAGACAACTTCGTGATACCTTTCACAAGGACGGTGGGCGATCCACAATTCACCACTGATCCAGCAGGCATACACAACATAGTTTTCTTCTTTGCCAGTCAGAACACAGGATACAGTGATACTGCAGATGTCACAGCAGATTCAAGACGATTTCAATTTGGTTGGTCACACAATAGATTTGTTCACTTGGAGGACCAAGATCAAAACAGCACCGTGCCTGACTGGTATGACGGTGACTCAACGGAGCGAACATTCACCACATTCAGCACAGGATACAACGACGGCAGACGACAGGCAGAAGCCAAGGTCAGGGAGAAAATGAAGGCCATACAGATGGGCGACGCCTACATTGGACTATACGGTGATTGTTCCAGTGTGTCAGACATTGGCAATCTCTACCTAACCACTTGTGGTGTCACCACAGAAAACACCAACAACAACAGGACAGAGTTTGAAGGCATAATGGCAGACAGCATCACATCAGGTGTGGGACAGACACTTCAATTATCCGATCCAGCGACGCAGGCACAGGCCAATGACGACGTTGCTGTCAGCAGGGTGAACGGCAGTGACAGTTCAAGCACCGCATACGATCCTGCCAGCACGGCATTGTTCGCACTGGACGATGACTACTTCGCGGTGGCCTGGACAACCAGTTCAAATGTATATGTGAGTGTTTTTGAAGTCACAGCACAGACATCTACACATCCAGTGATCACAATGGTCAAGGACACAGTGAACCTTGGATCTATACCAGCGTCATCAGGAACAAAACGTGTGAGTGGTATGCGTATCAACAAAGGTGTGGGTGTTATCACTTGTGGCAACTATTATAGGATTATAAAGACAAATACAATTTAAGTAAATAACACTAAAGGAGATTTGAAAAATGGCAACTTGGCCCTCAGGAACAAAAGCATCGACGGCAAACTGTGACGCAGGTAGTGATTCGCCCCGACTCTTCAGGAGCGATGCTAAAACTAACATAGACAACGTTAACGCGATCATAGATATGTTCAACATATCTAGTCCATCAAATGATCAGATCTTAAAATACAACAGCTCAAATGCAAGGTTCGAATTGGCCGCGGATGCCACTGCCACTTCAGGCGACATAACATTCGTTGGTGACGATTCAACCGGCACAGCAGTGAGCCTCAACGAGACATTCAAGATAGCAGGTGGCACAAACATCACAACAGCAGTTTCAGGAGACACACTAACGATCACAGGGGTAAGTGTGCCAAGCATAGGCGACATAGCATTCACAGGATCAACAATCACATCACCTTCAAACGCAGACATCACACTTGATCCTGCAGGCACAGGTGACATCAACCTTAACGCAACAGCAAGGTTCAATGTTGGCTACAAGGAAGACATCAATGCACTAACAAGTTCAACAGGCATAACGGTTGATGCATCTTTGGCGAGTGTCCATACAGTGACACTGGCACACAACACAACATTCACAATCTCAAATCTACCAACTGGTGGTAGTGTCACAATAATCATAACACAGGATGGCACAGGTTCAAGGACAGGTGCTTTCGCTTCTACCAAGTTTTCTGGAGGCACACCAACACTATCAACGGCGGCAAGTGCCATAGATGTTGTGACGATATTCAACACCGGTAGCGACAAGATAGCAACCATAGCCAAAGCATTCGCGTAGGAGCACTATGCCAATAGGATTCGCCAAAAGCATACTAGCACAGGGCACAACAGCCACAGGTGCAAATGCGTTCGTTGATTACGATGGTAGCAACGACCAAACATTCACAAGGAACGCGGCGGTTCAAGGCTTCCTCGGTTTTGCGGCGTTCAACGACGAGTATGGAGTGTCAATGCACATCACCGATGCTGGTGGATCCAGCAATGACTACATAAGATACGATGTGTTGAGAAACAATTCAGGCACACTGTCAATAACCAGCCAAGACCAGACGATTTCAACATCAAACTCTTCAAACTATACAGGTTTCAATGCCAACATCGTGCCAACAAATTCAGGCAACATCTACGCATACTCACCAGCGTCACCCAACAACACAGGAAACACATTTTCTATATCAGGCGCCACAGTGACAAGGCACGACACCTTTAACTCTGCACAAAGCCAAGGTATAGGTGGTAGGATGTATAGGAGACCAGGCACAGATCAATATGTGCATATGAGAGGAAGAGCCACAAGCATTGTAACACTCACTGACAACGGCAACAGTTCAAGCACCAGCGATTCAACTGCCATAACGTTTTCCAGTAGTGATATGTTCTACAACAACGCAAGGACGGTAAATGGATTCAAAGACGCGAACACGGTGATACAATGGAAGACCATTGAAGACTCACCAAGCACAAACATCAACAGTGTTGTGCCCTGTGAAGTGGATCTAACTACCACAGGATCACAATCATTGACTGCCATATCAGGTGTCAGTTCAGTGGCCCTTACCCTAGGGGGAAATGTTTCACAAGCGTTTGATTTTGGGCAGGCAGGATCAAGTCACTTTGAAACCACGGACTTCAACAGCACAGCGATGTTCTTTGAAAGAAGGTCACAAGGTTCAACAGGACAGTTAAAGATTCATCACTACACTCCAGGTGACAGCAGTGTGACAAGTTCAAACGCACTGACCTATTCAGCAGGCAGTGATTCAGACATATCACCATCAGGTGTTTTCGTTGGAGCCAACAATGATGTGTTCCTGTTCGCACACTTACAGGATCCAAACAATATGATAATATTGAAGTTTGTGAAATCAACAAACACCCTGAGCGAGATCACAAGGATCAACGAAAGTTTCAATGTGGAGAAATGTCGTATGAGTCGTTGGGGCGATGGGGCGGCATTATTGACCTACAACGATGTGAAGATGAGATTGATCAAACCATAACAGCAATAAATAACATTGTAATATTACAAAGGAGAAAAAACATATGTCAGCGTCAAATTATTTAGAGGACACACTTTTAAACCATGTGCTAAGGTATGGCAATGGTTCACTAACAGCAGGAACAGGTGCAGGATACGAACCACCAGCAACAGTTTACGTAGCATTGTTTGTGGACAACAACAACAACGTTGGAACCGCATTGGAGTCAGGAACTTCAGGAACTGGTTCAACATCAAACTGGGGTGACTTCGAAGTCACAACGGGTAGCTCAACAAACTACGTGAGACAATCAGTTACATTTGGAGCGGCAGGCTCATCAGGTGGATACTCAACAGGACAGATCAAAAACACAACACAGGTTTCATTTCCAGTGGCAGGTGCAAACTACACAACAGGTGGCGGTTACGGTTCTACAGTGACACACATCGCAATCATGGATGCAAGTTCAGGCGGCAATGTGTTGTTCTATGGATCACTTACAACATCAAAGACAGTTTCATCCGGGGACCAGTTCACGGTTTCTGCGAGCAACCTAGCAATAAGTCTAAACTAGTCTCAAACACAACTACGGGGATGTCTGCGTGTCTGATACCAAGCAATTCATATATCTTACGGATACAGGGGACAGGACAACCACACCCACTGATCTAAACTACTACATCTACAGCATTACGCCTGACGATGAGAGTGTGGATGACAGTGGAACATCAACCCTGTCTCACTATGATACAGATGGATCAAACTGGGCATTCTTCGAATACAACAACATAACAGGCATCAACACACCAGGCGGTGGTGCCGGTGCAACAGAGGCCGCCTGCTTCGCGGCGCCAAACAGACAGAACTCAGGCATAAAGGCAATACAGGCTGACCTCGACAACAGGGATCCTAGGATACAATTGGATTCAGTCCTTACCGCAGACAAATGCCGGGCAGTGGTGACAGGTCAATATGTTCCACGAGTGCGTGTGACACATCAACCACACAACAGCCAGACTGCTCATTTTGGCACTCCATTTCAATTTCAATACACAGAACTTGGCAAAAGCGGAGGCGGCGACAGCAACTTCTTTCAAAGCCTAGATCAAAGCAATTTTAGACAACAGATTACAGCATCAAGTCCATTGGATGGCGATGGTGGTGCAACGATAACATTCACATCACAAGGATCAAGCGTTACCGGTGGAGCTCTAACAGGACACGTTGGCAAAGGATTTCGTCTTGACTTCGTGGCGCCTCAGACCACAAATGATTGGGGCAAGGTTGAACTGCGTGTTGAACCAATTGGGAATCCAGGTGGATCATACGAACCAAAGATATTCTTCAAAGGCACAGTGCAAAGAAGTTGGGAAGCCAACCTATTCACGATAGATGGTGTTGGCAGTGATACCATAGAAGCAATCACAGGCACAGCGTCTGTGGCGTGCAGTGCCACACTTATACACAAGGGTGAATCAACAATCACAGCAACAGCCAGTATCAGTGAAGAATCAAAAAACATTAGACAAGCATCAAGCACATTCACAACAACAGCATTCACAACAACCTGCAATGGTAATTTAATATTCGCGGAAGCGATCAGCAACATCTCGTGTGAGTTCTCATCAACACTCAGTTATGCAAACCTGGTGTTCGCAAATGCAAACATCAGTGCCACTGTGTCAAGCACAGGCACAGCAAACAAAATACACGGACTGGTCGAGACCAACTTGTCCATTGCACCAAGTTTCACAACCACAGGAACAGGTGCACTGGTGTATGACATAGCAGGTGACTACACGTGGGATTCATTCAATCTTAACACATACTTCGAACAAGGATTCTCAGTTGACAACTTCGCATTGAGCGAAGGTGAATACACGTGGGACTTCATAGCATCAGCAGACTGGGACAACTGGCCAGTGGATACTTGGCTTGGTGATGAATCAGGTTGGGACAATTGGCCAGAAAACACCTGGGACAGAGAGTTTGAATTACCAGGTGAATTCACAACAGCTCTAACACCAACTGTAAAAGTAGGATCACAAGTTGTCACAGTGTCGGGTGCATTCACACTTGATGAAAACTCGGCTTTTGAAAAGGCAACATCTGCAAACATCACAGCACCAGCATTCACGGTAAGTTGTGATGCTGGCGGAATACTGGAGTTCGAAGCAGATATAACAGCGGCATTCACACCTTCACTGGTTGCAAATTACAAATTTACACTATCAGACACACCAGTTTCAATCACAGGCGCATTCATACCTGTATTGACAGCATCAGCGATTACTGACACACTTGCTGACATCTCCGTCACGTTCGCAGTTGCAGAAGTAGTGCCGTCGTTCAAACCAAGTGGAACGATAGATACAACGGTTACAGTTTCAATACCAGAAGCGATACCATCTTTCATACACGGTGCGACGGCGGCAATATCAGCTCTGGCAAGCACAGTGAACGTGGGAAGGCTGTTCTTCCAAGCAGATCCATTCAACATCATAACCGTGCCAAGCGAGTCAAGAACTCTGCCTGTCGCGACAGAAAATAGAATAACATTAATAGATAGTGAAAATAGAGTAAATATAATTAACACAGACACAAGGACGGTGTTAGTCCCAGAAGAAACAAGGAGAATCAAATTGAAAATACCAGCATTATCATCAAGATTTACAACACCAAGAGTAAGGAGTGAAGCATAATGGCGAACCTGACAGGCGCTCGACGTGATCAAGGTGGCCTCTTCTTTACCAAAGATCCGGAATCTAACGTGCAATTCGGATTGGACTTCACGGACTATTTAGGTAGCGGAGACTCTGTGTCTTCAGCAACAGCGACAATCAGCACGGTATCAGGAGACGCATCACCATTGGCACTGCCAACAGATCAATCAACTGATGTAACAATCAGTAGTGGAAAAGTTGTCAGTGTGAGAGTTCATCAAGGTAGCGTTCAAAATGTTTACACGATCAAAGTAAAAATAGTCACAGCAAACGGTGACACAGACGCAAGAAGTTTCAGAGTTGTGGTCGAGGAGAAAAAATTATAATGGCAAAAGTCAGCAAGAAGTCATACAAGTTAGACACAGCGGTGATCGAGAGACTGGCACTTATAATGTGCAGTTACGAAGAGATCGCAATGGTGATGGACACCAGCGTTGACAATCTAAAAAAGAGATACAAAGACATAATCGATAAAGGCAGAGCCGAAGGTAAAAAAGGCCTTAGAAGAGCACAATATGAAAAAGCAGTGATGGACAAAGATGTCAGGATGCTAATCTTCTTAGGAAAAAATTATTTGGAGCAGTCCGACACCCCTTCAGAAACGGAAAGCAACGAACCTTTACCGTGGCCTGAAGATGCATAATGAAATTATCAGCACCACAGAGACAGGTGGCAGATTCGCCGGCAAGATTTAAAGTAGTCTGTTCGGGACGTAGATTTGGAAAAACTACACTGGCCATAAGACAGATGGCCTACTTCGCAAGGATACCAAACAAGGTAATATGGTATTGTAGCCCATCCTACCGTATGTCAAAACAAATCGTTTGGTTACAAATAAAAAAATTATTACAAGACCTAAACTGGATCAAGAAAGTCAATGAGGCAGAACTGACACTGTTGTTGAGAAACGGATCAAGGATATGCCTAAGAGGCGCTGACAATCCAGACAGTCTAAGGGGTGTTGGTATAGACTTCTTAGTGCTTGATGAGGTCGCAGATATTTCTGAACACGCTTGGCGTGAGGTTCTTAGACCTACGCTGTCTGACACCGGAGGACACGCATTGTTCTGTTCAACACCAAAAGGTCTAAACTGGTTCCACGATCTATATCAAGAAGGACAAAAATCTACAGATGATCAATGGGCCTCTTGGCAGTTCACAACCATAGACGGCGGATGGGTGCCAGAATCTGAGATTGAACAAGCAAAGAAAGACCTAGACGCAAAAACATTTAGACAAGAATACGAAGCAACATTTGAAACATACTCTGGCATAATCTATTATGGGTTCAATATGAAACACAATGTGAAGAACATAGATCTACCAGAAGACGTCACAGCAATTCACGTGGGACTTGATTTTAACTTGAACCCCATGTTTGCAACGGTGTCATACATCAAGGATGACATAATACACGTGTTCGATGAAATACAGATCTGGAGTTCAAACACAGACGAGATATCGGAAGAGATACTTAGAAGATATCCAGGCAAGAAAGTTTTCGTCTATCCGGATCCGGCGGCAAGACAGAGACGAACCAGTTCGGCAAGAAGGACGGATGCATCTATCCTTATGAACGCAGGCTTCATAGTCAAGATGCCGAGAGCACATATGAGCATAAGAGACAGGATCAATTGTGTTAACAGCAAACTCTGTAATGCAATGGGTATCAGAGGAGTGCTTATAGACCCGCGATGTAAGAACCTTATAAATAGTTTGATACGACATACATACAAAGTCGGCACAAATCTGCCGACCAAGGATGAAGGTTGGGATCATGCAAATGATTCTTTGGGATATTTGGTAAGTTTCTTATATCCAATTAGAAAGGAAACAACGCCACAAGAACCACAAAGATTCAACTTTCAAACTGGCTTACAAGGAGGCTTAAATGGCAGATTATAATTCATTAACAAACAGACACAGAGACTTGGGTGGACCAAACCTAGAAGGCATACCAGTTCACGAAGAGTATCAAAGTTACATCAACAGATGGGACTTCTTGTCTAGATCATACTCAGGTGGTGCACAATATAGAATGGGCAGTTACCTAACAAAATATGTTAATGAAAACAGCAACGAATACGTTTCAAGGATAGCTCAAACACCTTTGGACAATCACTGCAAGTCCATAATACACATATATAATTCTTTCTTGTTCAGGAATGAACCTAAGAGAATGATGGGCAATCTTGAGAACACACCAGAGCTCGAATCATTTATGAAGGACGCTGATCTAGAAGGCAGAGACTTCAATCAAGTTATGAGAGACCTAAACATTCAAGCCAGCATCTACGGACATTGTCTTGCACTCTTAGATAAACCAGCAGTTGCATCAGGCACGAGAGCCGAGGAGCTCGAGCAAGGCATCAGACCTTATTTGAGCATATTCACGCCGGAGAACATCATCGATTGGGAATTTACAAGATTACCAAGCGGTCTATACGAATTAAGTTTCCTAAGATTGTTTGAAAGAGAACAAAGATCTTACCAGAGATCAACTGTGTATTACCTAAGAACATTTACAAAAGACGAAATCTTCTTAGAAGAATACACACCAGACGAAAACAACAAAACAAAAATCATAGAAAGATTACCAAATCAACTTGGCAAGATACCAGCAGTGTTCGTGTATGCACAAAGATCACACACAAAAGGAATTGGTATCTCAGACATCGGAGACATCGCAGATATGCAGAACTCCATATACAATGAACTGTCAGAGATTGAACAGCAAATACGTGTCAGCGGACATCCAACATTGGTCAAAACAATAGACACAGAAGCAAGTGCAGGTGCAGGTGCAATCATAAACGTGCCAAACGAATTAGACCCAGGACTTAGACCATCACTGCTACAACCATCAGGTCAATCGATCGATATGATCTTGAATTCAATAGACACCAAAGTTAAAGCCATTGACAGAATGGGTCACTTGGGGTCGGTAAGAGCAATCGAGCAACGTTCCATGTCAGGTATCGCCTTACAAACAGAGATGCTACAATTAGATACGAAGTTGATTGAAAAAGCAAAAAATCTACAACTGGCAGAAGAGCAGATCTTCAGACTGTTCGCAAACTTTATGAATATGGAGTGGGATGGTGAAATCAAATATCCAAACATATTCAACATCAGAGATAGAAATTATGAAATGGACATCTTAAAGAAAGCCGCAGATTCTAAACCAAATGATCCTGCAATCAAACAAAAGATTGATGAAAAAATAATAGACGTCATCGAGACAGATGAAGATGAGAAAGAAAAATTCTTAGAAGGCAGACAACAACTGCAGACAACAACACAACATCCACCTATCACAGACTTGGATGGTATGTTAGCACATTTAACAGAAATGATTCAACAAGGTTATTCAACCGATCAGATCAAACAACTACATCCAGAACTAGCACAACTATTCGGACAGGAGCAAGATGGCGACATACAAGGGCAGACAGGTAACACTCAATAAACCATTCAGGACACCAGGCGCTTCAAAGAAGAGAGCAGTCTATGTTCGTAATCAGAAAACTGGTAAAGTCAATATCGTTAGATTTGGACAACCAGGTATGAGCATCAAGAAAAACATACCAGCAAGAAAGAAATCATTCTTGGCAAGATTCAGACCCATACTGCGAGCAG